CCATCAGTAAATGTAGTTAGTTGAGTAGCAGGATCATAAACTCCACCATATATAGTAGTCCAATTATCAAGATGTATAAGATAGTTAGATGTATCAGATCCTACAGTTTCATCAATACTAGGATCTGTATCCTGTTGCATTAGATTTATTTTCTGTAAGAAATTATCACTATCTAAAAAGAAATATTCATCATCTATAATGAAATGATATTTAATTGGATTATTTAATTTCCATTTAAACCAAGACTGTTGTGCTCTTTTCTCACCAGAATTAAGATATTTATATCCATATACAATATCTGAATCAGTTTTACCAAATAATATTAATTGGTTTTCTCTAGAATTAGTTATCAGATCAATATCTTTTGGTAATAATGTAGGTACTAGTTTACTTGTTTCAATAACTACAGGTTCTTGTTCTCTAGCTACATTAGCCATTTCATTAAACCTAGTATATTTACCAGAGTTATCAGAATAACCTACAGTTGTCCCTAAAGATATAGGAGATATGTCTTTATTATAATTATATGTAGATATACTTCTTAATTTAGCTGTATCTGGATTTAATATTTCTGCATCAGAAGATAATAAGAATTGTTGGTTAGTACTAAATACTGCTAAACCAGCAGCTGTTTCTATACCATCAAATAAATCTGATGGAAATGTAGAGCTACAAGATATATCTATAGGATCTATAGCACTAACAGCTAAAGCAGTCTTAGCAAAGAATGAAGGTGTAGTTAATTCTCCAGGTCTTGATAATATAACATTTTCACCTGCTATTAATGCTAATCTATTACGGAAGAATAATACTCTATTTATTTTCTTACCTACAAAAGAAGGTAAAGGATTTGTAGTATCATCACCTACTGTACGATCTGCCCATGTATACTTTTTAACTAAAAAGTCTCCATCTGCTTGACGTTGTAATACATGAGGCATGGTGGTTGCATCTAAACTTTTTACTATACCTGGAGCAGGACATTCTACCCATGTACCAGTACCATCAAGACCATCATTACCTTCGAATTTAAGATAGTAATCATCATCATCTGAACTAGCAGAGTTAGTTATTTTAACTATATAACCATCTCTACATTGAGTAGGTAAATCTTGAACATCATTAAGAGTACTATGCATTACCCTCATTAAATCCTTTTCAGGTATCTCTATACTGAATGGTATACTATTATCATATATGTAAATACCATTACCAATAATTTTTTTTTCTAAACCAGTACCTTTAGCACTCATTTCAGACCTTATACCACCTAGTATTGTGTCAACAGTTACAGCTGTATCTGCATCAAAGGGGGTAGGTCTAGGTCTAATAAGTCCTTTTCCAGTAGTACCATCTAATCTAGCCTTAACAACAGCAGTTTCAATATCTTTTACTTGTACTGTATAAGTAACTTTATCAGTATTACTAGCTCCAGTACCTGCACCACCTTTAGCTGTAGTCATTTTAACTTTTACTTTATCTCCATCACTCCAATTCTCACCACCATGTAATAAGTCTACTTTTACACTATAAGTACAAGCAAAATCTCCACTATCTATATCACTACCACTGCTACTTATTTGGCTATTCTGACCTAATGTAGTTATTCTAAATATTAAATTGTTTTTATTATCTGCTGCATCATAACTAGTATCAGCATTATTTGTAACATCTACTAAGGGTGAACTATAACTATCATCAGAAGATACATAAAAAACTTGAGTACCTATACCTCTACAAGTACCAGTATCACCAGCTATCGCTAAATCATCATTTGTTTTTCGTATTTCAGTAGCTCTTGTTAGAGATGTTGTATTAGACTCTGAATCAAATATATTTAAAGCATATTGTCTACCATTCTCTGTTCTTAATAATTCTACATAAGCCTCATTAGTATGAGATGAAGTATCAGTTGTACCTGTAGTAGCTACAACCTTACTTCTATTATTTAAAAAGGTAGTATCATTAATAGTTAATGCTTGTAAATCTTCTGTAGCTGTAGCACCACTAGGAGTTAAATAAGAAGTTATAGATGTGTGATTAGAATTACCTGAATCATATGCACTGTTATCTGTATGATACCATACATTCTTTTCAGTACCATCATTACAGCTCCATATTCTAACCTTACCATCACTAGCTATCTGTCCTATATATGATCCTTCTGTCTCATCTCTGTAGTAATGGAACCAAGAACCATTAGACTGTACGTTAGCTATTGGTGCAGTTCCTATACGTTTAGCTCCAGGTCTTTTATATAAACCTTCAACTACATCAGGTATACCATTAACTATATCTTTTACTTGACCAGGGAACTTCTTTAGATCTGGTTGTTGAGATATACCAGCAAAGTAATTATCTACTGTTTGAGTTACTGAAGCCATTATCTTCCTAGTGACCTCCAAGGTTGATATCCATTATAAGTACTATCTTCAGGAAGACCAAACATAGTATGGTTCCCTTGATTACATTCGTACTCCATAATAGCAGCTCTAGATAAAGCTTCTTGTTGAGCTAAGAGTTGAGCTAATTGTGGATTACCTACTAACTGTGTAGCAGCTCTTACTGCAGCTTTATATATTATATATCTTTTAAATACTTCAGGTAGATCTTCATAACTAATTAATCTAACTATATCTAAATCTATACCATCTGTTAGTTCATCCCAGTCATCTGTATGATCATACTTATCATATAAATAACCATTTCTTTTAACTACATCGTAGTTTCTTTTAGACCAACCATCAGTAACATCCATCTTTAAGATATCATTACCTATAGCTATCTTCTGTATACCACCTACATCTTCAGGTGTATATTTAACATGTCTTTCTGTATTAAAATGCCAACCTTCAGCTTGTAAGTCTACGTTAGCATCTCTTAATAAATTATAAATGAATCCTATTTCTGGATTAGTCTTATTAATACTTGTTACTGGGGATTGACCAATTGCTCCCAAGATAGCATTTACAGCGGAGAGTTCGGTCTCGTTATCAATTGTCGTGGAAGCCATAAAATTATATAAAGAAAAAAGGGGAGTTCTCACGCTCCCCTATGTACGTTACCATGCAGCAGGTGCTGTATCTGTTCCAGCGAACAGTTCAACAGCGGCAGCAGGGTTAAGATAGTCAGCTCCCATTGCGAGCCTTCCTAATATAACATCTCCTTGGTAGATGACTGATACATCTCCAGATGTTACTTGGACTTGAGGTCCGATTGCTTCAACAACACCTGCAGCTTCCTTCTGGAAGATAAGTCCACAACTGTTCTCAAAGTCAGAGTCACCGTTACCGTAGTTGTTTACGGTTTCAGTTCTCTCGTCTTGCATCACTACTTCAACGAAGTCACCTTTGTTACCTGGATCAGTAACACCTGGGTTAGTACCCGAAACTGAACCAAACTTAGTACCAAATCTTCCGAAGTAAGGAATGTTCATTGACTTGTAAATCTTGATACCAGCAATCTCATAAACACCCTTACCTGATTGTAGGGCATCTCCTTGCTCGTCTCTGTTTACTAAGTAAGCACCAATACCAGAACCATCTAGACCCTTAATAAGAGCATAGTACTGTCTTGGGTTTAGTACACCTACACGACCTTCAGTAGGTACACCCTTCTCATCTAATGCAGCGGCTGCATCATAGAATGCAGTTACTAGATCATCTGGTGAAATAGCTTTAGACGCATTAGTACCAGAAGCACCAACTTGAATCTGTGTTCCACCTGGCTCCTTGAAGTTTGTCTTCGTGATAGGTGATGCTTTACGTGCAGCCCTTGTGATCTGTCTGAAGATCTTACGG